GCTGCAGCTCCTCGTTTTTCTCCTCCGGATTGATTACCGCGAGGATCTCAAAATACCGGTCGCCGTGCTTCACCCGCATTTTCGGTGTCACTCCGGACAAATACCGCATGGTGATCTTCCCCGTGACCTCTGCGTTCACCTGCTGGGAGTCCCAAAACTCTCGACCTCTTGCCGGCTCGATTGCGGCCCAGACCGTTGCAAAGGTCACCCAGGTCTTCGTGACTTCGCCGTAATCTCCCTGGGATTCGCTGTATTCCTGTATGATGACCCTATGTCTCAGGCGCCCCGCTCTCATATCGGCCAGATCCTTTCGAGCCCGAGAAGATCGCGCACTGCAAACGGCACCTCTTTCAATTCCTTGATATCCGTTGCCTCCCGATTCTCATAAAGATGCCCCACCAGAACCTTAATCGCCTGCTTCACTTTTTCAGGCACTGAGGCTGCTGTATCACCGTATCCGACTGTAAATTGAATGATTACTCCATTCGCCGTTCTGAGCATATCGGAAGGCCAAGTTTCCCCAAATTTGAGCACTATCCGGCCAGGCTCACTATACGTATCCACATAATAGCTGTCAGCCGAGAAGGTGTACTCCGTTTCGTCGGTGCCGTAATATTTGACGCTTTCAATAGACTGCAGAGGAGGTTTTGGTATCTCAATGTGATTCTCCGATGGAAAACTATCGAGCGCGATCTCCCAGGTCTGGGTAATAAATGCCCTATTCTGATAACCCTCACACCACTCTCGAGCTGCCTCGATTAAGCCAGTTACAAGAACATCTTCGTCACTCGTCTCGATCCGGAGGTGCTTCTTCGCCTCCTCCAGCGTCACCGGCTCCGTCTCTGGGGCTGTGATCAGTTTCAGGTTCATTTTCCATCCTCATCTGTGGCCTTCGGCCTTTCTTTTTTGTCCGAAGTGCAGTATTCTCGGGTGCGCTTACCGTTGCAGTTTCAACTTCAATATTCTGTTTGACTTTCTCGGCAAATCCCCCAGATAAAAGTTGTTTCGCCTCCTCCGGAGAGAAATCATACACCTTGTCTCGATGAAAAGTTCCCTCCGGACCACACATCAAAGATTTCATTCTGACTTTCATTTGCCGCTCCTTCTATGAATAATAAGAGACTTCCAGCACTGCAGACGCCTGCTCTTCGATAAACTTGATTGCCGAAAGGTCTCCTGTATACCAAAACAGGGTATTTTTTGGAAGCTGGATCCCAGTATCTGCTGCGGGATTCGATCCGTCATCCCGGAATCGCACATCCTGAGCCGTACAGATAAGCAATGCCCTCTCTGCTCCGCTGGGAGCGGTCAGTCCCTTTGCAGTGTTGAGACCTGTAACCTGTTCGTGTCCTAAAGGTTTGAGAATCATTTCCTTCTCCTTATGCTATGCGGATTCCGAGTACATATACGACACATGCCACGTTCTGTGTTTTGGCTGCCGTCACTTTCAGCGTTCCACCCGCAGCTATCTCATGCTGTGCGTCATCGATTTCACCGGCACGAACGATTGTTTTGTCATTGCCCAAGACCATTGCATCTGTGATCGCATTGGTCCCATTTTTTACGGTAACGGAATCATTCGCTCCATCTCCATTTGAGGCTTTCTTGACCGCCCATGCATCAATGACTCGCGTTTTGTGATCAAGTACCACATTAGTATCCCCAGATGCATCTGAAATGGCTATACGATGTATTACCGGAACCCCGCCGAGAGTATTCACATCCGCAACCTCTCCGGTTTCTATCTGACCACCGGATTTTACCCGCAATGCATCTCCACCCTGCTCCATATACACTTTGACGCTGTATTCTTCATCACCCATGGTTCGTCCTCCAATCGTTTATTGACGAGGCGGGAATAAACCCCGCCTCTTATATTCTTTCAGCCTGTGGCCTATGCTGTGCCCTCAGCCGGAGATGCGTGAAGCTCTGTGGTAATCGTATCAGCCACATTATTGTCACATGGTTTTTCGGTCGGACCATACTGTATATACCACGCCATTTCCTCGGTGTTGTTAGAGGCATCCTTATCGACAACTCCCCTGATGTATCGTTCTTGAGGCTTATAGAGATCAATCACGAAAATCTGATTGTCGTCATCGGCAGCCACAGTAATTCCGGTTCCCTCAAGGTCTGCAGCATCAGAAAGGTTCGATGCAGCTCCCTGTTGTGCTTTAACTGAAGTGGTTGCTCCCGATGCGATGTCGCCGAATTTGAAAACTATCAGCACTCCCTCAAACCCCTGCATATCGAGAGTTGCTCCATTCCGGTCCGCAGAACCTTCCGCATGGTCAAGAGCGGATGTTATTTTTACGTTTGCGCTAAGATTCATAGCAATTCTCCTCAAAAATAGATTGTTTCTGGCTTATGCCAGCGTCACCCGTACAAACGCCTCCTCGAGCACGGGCATTCCGTCGAGCTCCATCCTTCCGATGATCCCGATCTGGTTTGTCTCGGCATACAGCTCGGTGAGGACCTTGAAGGTCATGTCGAGAGCATCTGCAATCCAGTAAAAACCGAAATCACCGAGCATCCCGACATATTCCCCTGTGGTGAAGGTATTCGGTGCATATTCACTCATATGTACCGGGAATCCGAGAATCCGGTCAGGCTCTCCGACACGCACACTTTCTTTCCAGATGTACTGTCCCTCTCCGTCCTTGAGTTTGGCAATCTGTTTCACTCCGTCGCGGTGGAAGATCCAGCGTGCCTTCGGCCAGTACTGCTGTTTAAGAGTGTACTTCGCCTCGATGAGCCCGTCGAACGTCATACTCGTTTCGGTATTCCCTGTGGACACATCGCGGCTCGTTGAGATCCCGTAATCGGATGCGGTGAAGATTCCGAGTGGCTGCTGCGCACCGTTCCCAGTGAGAAACCCCTTCTCCTCCGAAATTCCGAACTTATATGCGAGCCTGCCACGCACGAGGGCCTCCACATCGAGAAAAGAAGAGCGGAGCAGTTTGTCGGAGATCTTGATCCGCTTCGCAAGCGGGTGGGGGTGGAGGTGCCTTTTCCCGAAAGCCATTGTACTGTCCTCGCTCCCGGTCGCCAACTCAGATGTCCAGTCCGCATCTGCGGGATCTGCTGTGAGCACGGGAACACCAAGATCCTCTGCCTTCGCAACGGTATATTTCGTTGCAAGTGGACGAATGAGCACGATATCGTCCACGGCCTTGATCAGATCCATGATCGTCTGTTCGGGAGCAACCACAAACCCACCCGAAACGTCGGCGCCGGCATAAAGCGCCCGGAGCTCCTCCACTCCCTTTACACCCTGCAGATATGAACGAAATTCTTTTCGGTATTCCTCAGATGCAAAAGGATTGCTGTTTTGATCTCCACCTGGCTGATTCGCTGGATCCGGTTCGGACGGCTCAACCACACGTCCCTGTGATTTGCTCAGATCGGCCTCGAGCCCGAGCAGGCGCTCCTCACGCTCAATTCTCACCCTCAGCTCTTCGGCCTTGTTGAGGAGCTCATTGTATTTCTGATCCTCGGCCTCATTGAGATCGCGGGGCTCTGCCTCTTCCTCAGCTTTCTTCACGATATCTCGAGCTTCGGCGATGAGGTCCGCTCTTTGCTTCCTCAGTTCCTCTATTTTTATTTTATCCATTCCTTTTCTCCTAGATTTAAATTGACTTTTCGGCTATCTCCAATTTGCGATGCCGGAGTTTTTGTCTAGCCAGAGACCTCTCCTTCTCGCCTTTATCGCTCGAGTGCTCAGCCGGGAGCGGCTCGAGCGGGAAATAGTTCCGTAAAGCGCTTATCAGCGACTTTACCTGTACATCAGTCTGCGGATACGCAGGGAAAGTCACCGGTGATACGTCAAAAAGATGGATTTCTTTCAAATTTCTCGTGAGGTTTTCTCCTTCAGATTCCCAATCTTCTTTTACTGCCCGGAATGCAAAAGACATTTGATTAACATCTCCACGACGGATTGGTTCTATTACTAAATCATTGATCAGCGCTGTTTTGGGGGGATCAATCTCGATTCGTAATCCGATATCGTCTTCAACGAGCTTCAATGTTCCACTTTTGTTTCTTCCAAGGACAAAAATCGGCTCATGATTCCAAAGTGCCCGTATATCGGCCTCCTGGATCGTTTTCTTAAAAGCCCCCGGTGATATCTTCTCTCTGAATATCCCAAATTTTTCTGACAACTGATTGAATACTGCAGCGTGTCCAATAATCTTAGGAGGATCGTCTTCTGTACGCACTTCAACAAGAGTAAAAGATCTGTATTCCGGATTCATATTGTTCGATTTCAGCTCCGGAGGTTCTATATCCGCATCCTTGAGATGTGCTGCAAGATGGTTCCATACGCCCTTCTTATCCTCCTCGGGAATCTTGGTTCCTCCTCGAGCACCATTCAAAACGGCGATCCCTGTAATGCAAGCCTTCGCATTGGCAACGCCCGGATTCCCATCCCCCGATATTTCATGATGAATGAATTTGTAGGATGCTTTTTTTGAAGAATCTCCTTCAGAATCTTTCCATGCATATGCTTTACGATAATACGCCTCATCCTGATCAGTTTTGAGACGAGCTTCATTCGCGGGTCCGTCCCATGCCCCGCTTGAGACGCTTGTATGATGTACAGCGATTGCTTTTCTTAATTCCATGTTTCTCTCCTTATCATCCCAGATTGAATTGCATAACGCATATCTCTGGTCATTATCAGGATATTCCTTGATCATGACTTTATTGTTCATGCATCGATCTAAGAAATCTTTTTTACCTTCTTTGTCTTTCGGTTTTGGCATTGGCATAATATGTCCTATACAGCCGCTACAATTTGACAATCACATCCGCCATGTGCCGGTGGATGAAATATATTCACGCTCGGGGTAATCGCCTCTGCCGCACCTTCCGGCTTAAAGCCAATACCCGCACTGAGAAACGTCTGATCAATACCGACAATCTTTCCGTTGAGATCCATGCAATAGGGGCAATTTTCATCAAATGCTACCCACTCAAGCCTCCGGATCCCCACAGATCGGTACGTTTCTCGTGTTATTGCATTTGAAGCCTGTACCGTCTCCCAGCGGGCTATTTTATTCGGTCGTTTTTCCTTCCACTCCTCGAGACGCTCACTTATTTCGGGAAGCGATTCTTCATTCTCCTCCACAATCTTTTTTAACTGTCCCCGAGACGAGCTCGCCTGATAGTTGATATGAGAATCCACATAATCAGATATAAATTGTTCGTCTTGTGGAGTCAGCCCGGCCTCAACTCCTATTTCGGCCGCCACATCTCCCCGTATTGTTTCTGCAAACGTTCTATATACAGGGCTCCATGTTTTTCGCATAAAATCCTTATGATCCTCATAAAATTGACTGAGCCACTCTTTAAAATCGTTTATGCTTCGCTTCATGAGATATTTGCGAGCTGCCTTCATCACATCGGCTACCTCACGTTTTACAATCTTTAGCTCCGCATCGGCGAAAAGATTAAGAAAAGACTGTGCTACTCGGCGTCTTGATTCAGCTGCACGCGTTTGTACTATGCTCCGCTGCTGCTGAGTCAATGATGCAGGTGCCGAAGAAGCTGATGATGCCGGGATCATATTCATCGGTATGAGATACATCTTCCCCTGGTCATCGGGGAGCGGATTTCGATTTTCAAGATTACAGATATCATCCGCACTCAACCATCCCCACTGCCGGCCTATTGCATATGACTCATATCTGCTCTTGGTATCTCCCCGTAAAAGACCGTCCACCACAAACTCAGCAAAATATTTTTTTCGTTCGTTTTCGAAAAACAGTGACTTCGATATTGCCTGCTCCCAGCGTACCAGCCACGGCCGGAGTGTCTGAACTACAAATTGAATGGCGAATTGCTCCACGCTCGCATACGTTGCGGCCTTTTCATATTCAGCCAGTAAAATCAGTGGAATCCGGTACCATCTTGCAATTTCAGCGATCTGAAACTTCCGGCTACCCAGAAACTGCGCATCTTCCGGGGGGATGCTGATCTTGTTGAACTTCATCCCCTCCTCGAGGATCAGGAGATGATGCGCTTTTGAAAGACCACCGTGTTCCTCTTTCAGGTCCTCTTTTAAATGGTCATGGGCTTTATCGCTTAATGTAGAGGGATGCTCAACTACTCCGCCTGCATTCGCCCCATTTTCGAAAAACCGGGCACCGAACTCTTCCATAGCGAGAGTGAGCCCAATGGCCTCTCGTGCAACGCTGATATTTGAAAGACCGACAAGCCCGTCAGTCGATATCCCCTTGATGTGTAAGATCTTTTCCGCCGGAATCTTATTATTCTGCCCGCGAAACCGATAATGATAC